GAGGCATTGAATCCTGGACAAAGTCCCTTACCTTCGCTAACACCTTGGCTATAACTGGTATTAACTGGCTTCCGTACGCAACCGCCGCGTCTTTTACAGTCGATACAGTCGAACGCCATACGTTTGTTAAACTGCTTTGGGTTCGTACCATGTCACCATGAGCCTGCGTTGTCTGGTCCATTATGGCCACATAACGGGCAAGAACTTTTTGCATTTCCGTTAGCTCTGCACCAGTTTCAGCAATTCCGTTTTTATAGGCATATTGTTTTACTACATTTTCACTTATTAAGATTCCAAGTCGCTTTAACGGTTCCGCTTCGCCGGTTATACCAGCCCTTAATTTGTCGAAAGCCTCTTGTGGTTTCAGATTGTAAAAACTCGCCATATCGTAAGCCAATCCAGTTAAAGATTTCGATATTTTGGCTGCTTTTTTATCATCAAAACCCATTGAACTGAACATTGCGTTGAGCATCGCCACGTTTTCACGCAACACATAACTGCTCATACCTATGGCCTTTGCTAAATACCTTGACCATGCCCTTGTTTCCTCCGCCATTGCACCCATAGAAACAGCAAAAAGGTTTTCGGACTCCTGAACGTCCATAGCCATTTTAACAGACGCTGTTGAAATTGCCGCAAACCCAAGCCCTATCCACTTGGCCTTGACCATGGCCTTTTTACTTATATTTGTAACGCCGCTTAATGTTACTTTATGGGCTTTGTCGATTCCCTTTTTTAGTGGTTTTAAATCGGCGTCTATGCTTACCCATGCTTCGCCTAACATATTACCTATCATTTTTTCGTTCCCCCACAATTCGTTTAAATATTTCAGCTGCTTTTTTACCGCTTACCGAATTGTCGTTTTGTCCTGTCAACTTACAAGCCGTCGAATACCAGCTCAAAATTTGCTCGAAAGTCATTAATTGAATATTTTGTAAGGTTATGCTTCCTGAAAAATATTTCAGAACCGTTCCAATTATTTGCTGCCAGTCCGTTTCCTGCTGCCGTTTCTGGTGGTTACCTGTTTCTTTTTTTTTGTCCTGCTTACAGGTAAAAGCTTTTCAGCTATTTCCCCAATCTTTGTTGGTTCGAGTTTGCTTAGTTCGTCAAAATCAAAATCAGGATTAAACCTCTTAATTCCGTGATAAATAACCTGCATTATCACGTCCATTTCCTGGAGATGCTCAACAACTTTATTTTCTGGAATCGGTTTATTGAGTTCATTTAAAACATCCTTAAACTCGATACCCATGGCCTTGGCCGCCACGATTGTAGCTTCGTTTTGCTTCTTGGCTAAATATTCCTGAACCTTTGCCATAATAAAAACGCCGAACGGTAAAGCTTCGTACTTAACGCCATCAATCTCAATTTCAACTGACTTAAAAATTATATTTTGAGCCGTCATTGTCTTGTATCCCTCTAATTAAGCCGCCAATTCAGTTACTTCGCCGTCATATTTAAACTGGTAAGTTATGGTAGGGTCGTCTTTGCTGTCATCAATACTTATATCCTGAATAATAGCCGTCCCTGTATAACCGCCCTGGTTATCACCTCTATTTAAAACCAACGTGTCACTTGCACCAATAAGCAAAGTAGGTGCTTCATTTAACGCACAAGTAATCTCTGACGTCCCATTCTTGAACCCTGCCGCTCTTTGCTCCCATTCAACAACACCTGCTGCTGCGTCCTTACCCGTTCTCTTTTCAGTACTGCAGCCAAGGTTTATACCCCAGCCCCTAAAGCCCGGCATAAACGTTTCGCCAAACGTTGCCCCTGCGTCCTTTGGATTGTATAACGTTGCCGGGGTTTCAGGTGTATGAGCCCCCTCAGTAGCATAAACCAAACCTTCTAACGGCGAACCCTCAAAACCGCCTGTGTTTTCAAAGATTAACTGCAATTCCAGTTTCTCACCTAAAAAGTCTGTTATTGGCGTTAACTCTTCGTAAGCCGCTAATTCGCAACCACCTGTAAAATCATTAAAGCCCGGCTTTGACGCTTCCCAGGATTGCCCTTTTGCCGTTACTGATTTAACTGCGTTAGTAATAGCTAAGTTCCAGCTTTGTATCCAAGCCAAATTAGCACCAAATTTAACGCCGCCATCTTTACCGTTTATTGTAGTCATTTTATAAAGCCCCCTATAAGCCTAAAAAATTCCATATTCCGCTTGTCTGCAAATCTTTTACTTCGTTACCCGTGTAAATAACTTTAAATTCAAATTCGGCCTCTACCGACCAGACCTGACCATCTCTATCAACAAATCCATCCATTAATTCAGTGTCGAACAAATCATAATTACTAATTACAAAAGCGTCCCTGTCTTCGTAAACCTTTGCAAGATCGCCTAACAAGTCACTTACTCCGTCCAAACTATAAAGAGTAAACGTTACAAGTAAGCTTTGAATTTTCTTGCTGTACTGTTCTTTGAACCAAAGTTTGTCGCCTAACTGAATCTTATAAACTCCATAAGGATATTCAACGCTTGCCGGAGCCTCATCAAAATACAGCCCGCCACTCAAAGCCGTTTTTAGCTCTAAACTTGTGTCAAATCTTTCTTTAATTGCCTTTGCCAGTTCCGTTATCATTTAAACGCTTTCCCGATGAGAGATATGATTCTTTTTCTTTTCTTTTTAATAGCTGGCCAAATAAAAGGCCGATTTTTCCTGAACTCCAAAATTCCGGCATAACTTACATTCGTGCCAACCTTACCTTTTATCTTTGTTAACCCTGATATTACTCTGTGGGTTATTGAGCTTTTTAAACGTCCGGTATCAACCGCTGGCGGCTGCCCTGGTAAACTCGCTCTGTGAGTTTTTCGTCCCCGCTTGTACTTTTCACCCTTACCGTGTTTCGGGAATGATTTTACAATAGCGTTTTCAACTTCCATGCACGCTATACGCATATTGCGTTTAACGTTCTGTCGCTTATTGTCAAACCACTTGTCACCATTCCAGTTAACTTTGCTCATCTTTTCGTAACGTTGCCTCGATATGAGTAACGCTCCCCAATAAGTCTTTTACTCTTTTAATATCTACAACACTGTAATTTTCGTCGTTGTAAACGATTCTGTCACCGATATTGCACTCATAATTAAAGCAAATCAGCTTATAATTAGCGTCTATGCCACGCCTGGAATAAATCTCAATTTCACGATTGACCAATGGCCGAATTGAACCACTTGTTGATTTAACAAAAACAAAATTCTTCTCGTAACCACCAAGCTCATTTTGAGTTTGAGTTGACCTGTAAATAGCGAACTGGTCATTAAAATGAAAAAGCATTAATAAAACCTCACTTTTCGCCAGGATTTCAAATCGTTTAATAACTGCTGGTGCCAGTTCCCGTCGTAACTTACAGAAACATCGCTGTAACTCATTCCGGTTTTACCGTCAGTATTAACCAACCTGTAAGCTATTAACTTAGCCACGGCCAATTTTATGGCTCCTGGAATCTTAACACCAACAAACTCGATACTGTAACTCTCGTCGTTATCCTCAGTAATTAGATCCTCGGTAACTGTTAAAATAGTAGACGTCTTGCTTGAAATTGTGTAAACCCCATCGTTCGCCTTTGAACCTTTGATTTTTACGTGAGCTGTCGATAAAATACTTAAATTATCATTGTAAAAAGTTCCAGCTGTTATTTGACTGGTATCGCCGTCAAACTGTACGTCACCTGCAATTACTTTTAACCCTGTATCTAATGCTTTACGGTCGATTAACGATAAAACAAAACCCTCCACTGTCGGCAATAATCCGTTAATAATAGAATCCTTGCTATCATCCGGCAACTGGAGGATTGTTTTAGTTTCATTAATAGTTATTAACATTTTTAACCCTCATCTAATAACCGCTAAAATATCAGCTTTGGATTTTGCTTTTAACAAGTCGATTTCGTTTTCTTTGGCATAGGCTTGTAACTCTTTAACAGTCCACTTTTCGTTAGGAAATTCACCTTTGTCGGTTCCTGCCTTGGCTTTTTCCTCTGCCTCTCGACGTGCCTTTTCTCGTTTGTATCTTTTAAAGCTCGCTAAACCCATTTTAAGTTCCCCTAATCAAAATAATTTAAAATAGAAGATTAGGCCGAACGCCCCAAAGCAATCCGGCCTAACCATACCTGTTTTAGTCAAGCTGATGAACAAAACCAACAATTCGAACGTTCTTGGGCTCGTAAACCATTTCCCAATTAGTAGGTGTCGCCAACTCATCGTTAGTCGCACTATCATCCTCTGGAACGCCAATCCACCTTATACCTCTTGGGTGAAGTAAGAAATGTCTTCGGGTAATAAGATAATCGTTACTACCAAGGCTATCTCTGTCTGTTTCTGAGGGAACTGGTGCTTCGCCCTCACCTCTTGCTATTGCACCCTCACCAAACAGATACGTTGTGTATACTCCTGCGGCAGCAGGGCAGTTATCATCAACAATAACCTGCTTGTCCATGAAAGTTTTCATCACAACTTTACCGTCTGAATCTCGAACGATCGCTATCAGGTCATCCTTGGCAAGTTGAGTTTCTACTGCACTGTGCATAGCAACGGCAGTAATCCTATCCTTTGCGTCACCCATAAGCTGACAAGCGTCAAGGAAAGTACTTCCATCAATTGCGTTTAAACCAGACTCCAACTCTGAAATATCCAAAACCTTATCACCAATGGCTGTTGGGCAGAATAACGCACCGTTAAGAATATCAATTAACGTATGCTGTTCACGCCTTGCCCAATACGAACCAACAAGCTCAACAATAGCACCAAGTGGGTCGTCGCCGCTCAATGCCTTTGCAAGATCGTTAACGCCCCAGGCTCTACCACGCATTAACAGCGTTGCGACATCCCGACCAGTTGAGATGTTACCAGGTGTCAAATCGTCGTCATCCGCTAACACCTCGTCTGCCCCATCAAGGTCGGTATAAAACGGCATTTGAATTTGACTACCGCCCCTTAATGCAAGAACATCAAAAGCCGGGTCTGGTTTTACAACCCCACTTGCAATAAGCTTGGAAAGCTGTGCTGTTCGCTCGATAAAATACGGATTAAAAACTTGTGGTACAATAATGTCACTAATTAGAGTTGCCATTTTTTAAAGCCCCCATAAAAAATTATTTTTACTTTCCGACCTCGGCTTTTAAACGTTTAGCCTTTTCAGGGTCGTTTTTCCATAACATAGCTTGTTTAGTTAAATTCCAAGATTCTTTACAGAACGGATTGCCCTCAGTCTTGTTTACGTTAGATTCTGCTGGAGCCCCACCGCTTTCCTTTAAACGCTCCTTAACAACTTTCTGAATGCTTTCGTTGTAAAGTTCCTTAAGAGCCTTAAAGTTCTGCTCTGTCTTTTCGTTATCATAAGTAACGATAAAATCAGCCATCCGCGACGGTATCCTGTCACTGTTTAAACGTGAAATTATTTCAGCTTTTCGTTTTTCAAACTGATTTTCCAAAGTCAACTTTTCACGCTCTTTTTTCTCGTTTTCGATTGCCTCCGTGAGTTCCCGAATTCTTTTTTGTTCTGGCGTTTCGTCCGGGTTTAATTCTTTTACTTTTTCATCTACTTTTTCTTTGATGATTTCGGGTAACTTACTTGCTTTGAAATTATCAAGAGCTTTAGATACCGCCCTATCCCGTTCACTTCTCAAAAGTTCCTTACCAGCCTCATTATCCTCCAAAAACTGCTTA